GGGATACGTCACAATCTACTCCACAGAACTTGCCTTTGGCTGGAGTTGCTGGTCAGTTCGACTCATATACGCGCTTCAACACCGCAGCCCCGGCCTCGTCAGTGAGCTGGAATACGAGTCCGGTCTTCAATGAGTCGTGCCAAGTTGGCGGTCATAGCGTCATACCCTTTGCCTCGGACGGCAGTAACGGCGGCCGCGGCCGTATCTCATTCCATACTGAGATTGACAGCATCCCCCCCGGAGAGAGGGCGGTGACACTGGTGATCAGGCCAGACGTGCTGAACATCAACGGAGGACAGATCGGCAGCGTCGTGGCGGAGCAGATCGCAGCCATCGCTCCATTTCCGCTGGCTCTTCCAGTCGTGACGCTTCCGACAACGGATACTGCCGGCGGTAATGCCGCGAACCAGGCGTTTGTGCCTGCCATTGCTTGTCATTCGATGAGTGGTTCCACTACGATTCGCGTTCTAATACCGCTGTCCGAGGACTCACAAATTCCAGCTGATCAAAACACCGCCAACCAGGTGGTGATAGCTCAGCCCACCGTTGGTCCAACCACCATCGGCACTTTGAATGCGGGGACCGCACTGAACATCAGCTATCCTGGCAACATCACGGAATACCCACTCGTCGACTTCTGGCTATCTTGGTTTACGGTAGTCGGGGGCTCAGTAGGGCCGATGCAGCTAGTAAAGCTGGCTAGTGTGCTGGCCCGCCTGACAAACAGGTGGAACGACTTCTACATGGCGAACGAAGCGGCGCTGGTACAATCATGGCGCTACCCTCTCATGAACGCCGCCACATCTGGCACTGACGTGTTGTACGCGCCAAATTCTGCGGGTCAATACGCGTCGCAAAACTACGCCTGCCTAGCCCCTACTCCAACGACCTCAAATTTCCCACTCTCTGAACCAAATTCATTCGACTACCTCTATCCTGGAAGTGGCGCATTGTGGTACGCTCAGGTGATGTCAGGAGCGTTGGTTCCCGGAGCAGCGGGCAGTCCCACACGTCAATACCAACAAGAGCTCATGGCCGATGCCTTTACACTGCAGCGAAGTGCGCTGGTGGCTCGAGTCTACGCCGCGGCATACCAACTGCTCTACAGATACAGCTGCCTGCCCACATTGACTTGGAATTCGCTGTTCCTGCAGACTGACTTCCAAAAGATCCGTGATACGTGGTCCGGAATATGGCAGGCTGGCCAGGCTTTAGACGATCAGAAATCGCCTATCACCGCGGACCTTGCACCCATGATTGCTAAGATTATGTGCAAGGCCACGGGCTTTAGTCCGGCGAAAGACAGATTCGAGATGACACTGATGGATTACCTAAACGCGCCGCAGACAGGATATCCAGGCATTTACGCCAGCGATGGCGCCACTGTCCTGAACAACACCGTTCCCGCGTCCCTGAATAACTTATGGCTCAACACGGTGCTGACACACATCCCAAAGCTGATGCAGGGCTGGCCTAGCGCGTACTCCCGTACTACGGGCCTTTCAGCTGGCGAGATGAAGGCCATGGCATGGGCCAACGGTGCTGTGTCCAACTTCACTGACCGCACCGCCCTGAACATCGGAACAGACGAACTTCCAAAGTTGAACGACGTTGAGCAGTGGAACGGAGCGCTATTATGGCATCTCGGCTACGGCGGCTTGTATACCGTAGACGGCAACACCTTCACCAACAGCGTACCAGCTGCCGGACAGATCGTTGTCCAGCGAGTAGTGAATGCTGAGCCTGCATGGTTCCAAACCTTGGCCAAGACCAGAATCGCAACTGCGCTGACTAGCTGGATCCCAGTCATAGCTGGCAACACAGGCTTTAATTTGCTAGTTGGCATGACAGCGCCCAACGCTACAATCGGGACAGCCATACTAACCGGCCGCGCTTTCGTGAGTCTGGAAACCCCAGTCTATCCGGAAACTGAGATCCAAGGGCAGCGCTTCCTGGGCGGAGGCACAAGCGCAGCGCCGAAAGGGTGGACTTCGCGGTCAATGATGGGCAAGACCGAGTCAAACTCCTCGGGGTCGACGGCGGCGAGCAGCTCGTCGACCTCCACCGCTACCTAGTCAACTTGAAGCAGGTGGGCGGCCTGCATGTCTCGCAATCACCATTAGAATTCATTCTAGCCGGAACGTCTCAGATGACTGATTGGCTTCGGCTGATACAGTCAACTTGGTCGAGCTCTTCTCTTAGGAGGATGGACCTTCCTCACGTTCTTCCGGACCCCACTCAGCAACCTAGTTGCGACTGGAGCCGTGTTCGGTCCCTGGTGGCCGGCAAGGTAGTCCTGGAACGTGAAGAGCTGACGGTTACAATGGGGCAAATTCGTGATTGGCTGGTAGATGGGAAAGATGAGAAGTGGAGGACGATGTTCACCCCCAGGACCAAGACGGATCTATCGATCAGACGAATAAGAGCGTACGATTTATGGAAATACGTTACTGGATCTGGAAGGCAGCATCGAACCACAGTTGTAGCGTTGCTCCGGCGGCTAAGGGGGAAATTCGATTACATAACGGTGTTGAATCTCTGCTTGGCTGGCTGTTTGCATGGTCTCAACTGGGTAGTCAGAATGGCTGGCTTAGGCGCATTGGATGCAGGGTTTGACGGGTGGATCAAGATTAGTCAAGCCTTGAGCGCCATCATCAAGACTGAGAAGTATTTGGAGTCAGACCGCTTCATGTACATAGAGGCCCAAAACCTTGTCGGGTATCGCAACCCGCCAATGCCAGGCTTCGATCGATTCAAGGAGGCAGCCCAGTTGGCTGACGGAGGTAACAAATTCACGTTTCCGTCAGGCGTAACGTTCGAACAGGTGGCAGATCGTGTTCTTGGACACGATCACGTCCGTGTACAGTACAAAACGTTCGATGACTGGTTCCGAGAAGGCAAGTGGCTGACGTCAGGTAGCAGCAGTCTGGGACGGATGGAATGGAGGGATGAGGACGGGAAAGTAAGGAAAGTGAGGTGCCGGAAGAATTTCGTGTTGGATGTCGTGCCGGAGAAGGAAATCTTGAGGCGATGTGAATTAGCGAGAGAACAAATCAATAAAGTGCTGATCAAAAGCGAGCTTGGCAAGCTGAGGCTGGCTGTGGCGAGTGATCTTGAAATGTACCTGTTGATGAGCTGGATCTTGCATTTGGGTGGAGGCGCGTACTCTCAGTGGCCGGGTTCGACGATCGAAGAAAGCGTTGAGGAACAGTCTGACCGCATGTGCACCATGATGAAACTATGTCATGATCACTTCGGTGTGCCATTCGACTACAAAGGGTTCGATCATCAACCGACAACTGAACATATAACCTACATCTGGCGGAAATTGGTGAGT